GTTTCTTCGCAACCAAGGAGGGATGTGATGGCGACGACGACCACGCAACCGGTCCCGAATGTGCGGGAGGAGATGAAGGCGCATCGTGTGCGGCTCAAGCAGGCGGTCCATCCAGGCGTGACGCAGCGCGAGGCGGGGTTTACGGATGCGGAGCGGGAGCGGCTAGCGATGGGCGTGCTGGCATCGCTCACGGAGCGAGGAGATCGCTGGGCGCATTGGGTGCTCGCGATTCTGGCGGTGCTGTTGGTGTTGGGCTTGGGCGCGACGGCGCTTGAGCGGGGCCGGACGGTGCCGCCGGATGTCCGGCAGGTGGTGGGGCGGTGAGCCGCCGCGGCTGCCTCGATTGCGGGTTGCCGGTGAGCGCGCCGCATGTGGTGCGGTGCCGGGCCTGCAACGGGCGGGTGATGCGCCAGCGGCATCGCCAGTGGCGCATGAAGCGGGCGCAAGGGCTGGCCTCGGTGGCGAAACGGGCGCGGTCGGTGGTGCGGCGGATGGCGATGCGGGGTGGAGCAGGGGTGGCTCGTCGGGCCCATAACCCGAAGGTCGCTGGTTCGAGTCCAGCCCCCGCAACCAAGATGAGGAGTTAGGGCATGACTGATGAGCAAAAGGCGCTGGCTTACTACCACGCGGCGTTTCTCAGGAAGGTTCCTCAATTTGTTCCGGCGACAGTACGCCTGCAGCGTGATGTCTTTGGTGATTTTCCGTTCAGTGGTGTGGGGGCCCTTGCTGGCGATCATGAATGCGGCTGTAATAAGTGGGGAGCCGTGCAGGTGAAGGACCGCGCGGGTGAATGGTTAGGTCTGCGTCCGGATGAGTTTGCGGTGCTGAGCTGGCGAGAGAATGAGGAGTACTCCCATGAATCGTGAGCAGATGAAATATCTGAAAGAGCATCTCGGGCAGCTCTGTCGCGTGAAATATGATGCGACCTGTCAGAAGCCCACACTGCCTAAGTCTGTGGTGGCCGCGAAGCGTGTTGTGGATGCGTGGGCTGAGCAGCAGCGGACGATTGCGGCGGCTCGTCAGGCTCGCTTGGAGAAAGCCAAGGCGAAGGTCTGGCAGGCGATTCTGTTTGGCGATCCATCGCTCGCCATGAAGGCCCTGCGGGAGTTCGAGAAATTTCAACCGTAGAGTTTTAACTGATCTGGAGGTTTCACATGTCTGAGTCGAATGCCACCAGTGACTACAAACTGATTCCGCTCGCTGAGATTCATGAATCGAAGCACAACCCGCGGCGGCACTTCGATGGGCCGGCGCTGGAGCAGCTGGCTGACAGCATCCGGAAGGTCGGGGTGCTCACGCCGGCGACGGTGCGGCCGAACGACAAGGGCTTTGAACTGGCGGCGGGCCATCGCCGCTATCGCGCCTCGAAGCTGGCGGGGCTGACGCATTTGCCCTGCATCGTGCGGACCATGACGGACCAGCAGTTCATGGAGGTCCTCACGATCGAGAACCTGCAGCGTGAGGACGTCCATCCGCTCGATGAAGCCAAAGGCTATGAAGCCCTGATGGCGGCGCCCTATCAGATGGATCCGGCGAAGATCGCGGAGCGGGTCGGGAAGTCGGTGAAATATATCTATGATCGCGTGAAGCTGCTGGCGCTGTCCAAGGCCGCGCGGGCCCTGTTCTGGGAAGGCAAGATCGAGGCGGGCCATGCCATTTTGCTCGCCCGGCTGCCGCTCACGGACCAAGCCAAGGCGATCGGCGATTGGCCGAACGACTATCGGAACGGCGGGCTCTTCCGGATCGAGCAACTGCTCTATGACGAGCAGGCCGAGGGTGGTGATAATCCACCGATTAAGGCCGTCTCGGTGCGGGAGCTGGCTGACTATATCAAGCGGCATATCCGTTTCAACGCGCAAGCGGCGGACGGGTTTCTCTTTCCCGACACAGTCTCGAAGATCCAGGAGGCGGCACAGGCGAAGACGAAGATCATTGAGATCACCCACGACTATCTCGCGGACGAGGATGTCCGGCGGGCCTCGAAGGACAAGGTCTACGGCGAACGGGCCTGGAGGCGGGCGGACGGGAAAGAGGGCTCGAAGACTTGCGAGCGATCGGTGATGGGCGTCATCGCGGCTGGCGCGGGGCAGGGCGAGGCGTTCCTGGTCTGCACGAACAAGGAGCGCTGCGAGGTCCATTGGGGCGCCGAGATCCGGGCCAAGCAGAAACGCGAGAAGGAGAAGGCCGGTGGCGCGGCGCCGTCGAAGAAGGCGGAGAAGCCCAAAGCTGACACCTGGCAACAACAGCAGGAACGCGAGCGGAAGGCGCGTGAACGATGGGATGCCGCCGTGCCGGCCATGCGAATGGCACTGGCGGCACAGATTAAGAAGCTGTCGTGGAAGGCGGGCGGTGTACTGGCTAACGCGCTGATCGAGCAGATGCGCGGCTTTGGGCAATCGAAGGCGATCCTGCAGATGGTCCCGCCTGGGACGTCGGCCGAGGATCTGTTGCGCCACCTGGGATGGCTGCATTTTTCCAGAAAGCTCGAACACGGCGGAGACTATGGCGCGAGGGTCATGAAGGCCTGCGGCCTGGACCCGGCGACGTTCCTGGCCAAGCCGGAGAACAAGCAGCCGGCGCAGACGTCTGCACCGAAGAAGGCGAAGAAGGCCAAGGCGCGGAGGAAGGAGGGGCAATGAAGGTCTCTTTGCTCAATCGTGGCCTTCGTCCGGTGTCTGAGCTTGGCGCGTCTCGCCCGCATGGGGATCGGTTACGGTATCTGGCTGGGTGCAAGTGCATCGAGTGTCGCCGGGCAAACAGTAGTTACGAACGCCACCGCCGGCAAGCGAGAAAGAGCGGAGATTGGAACGGCATTGTTTCGGCCGAGCGGGCACGTATCCATATCCAAAAATTGGCCAAGTTGAGCCTGGGATATAAAGCTGTCTCGGCCGTGACTGATATTCCAGAGACAACGATCAGGAACATTCGATTGGGAAGGCAGACGCATCTCCGTGCCAAATCTGAGCGCCGGATACTCAATGTCACTGTAGATATGCGGTCAGATGGTGCGTTGGTATCGGCGCAATCGACCTGGCGTTGCGTCAGCCGATTAATCAGCGCCGGCTATACCAAGTGCAGGCTGGCCAAGTTATTTGGCTATAGATCCGGTGAAATAAAATTCGGGAAGCAATTCATCACGGTGAGAAGAGCCGAGCGGTTCCGGAGGCTCTATATGCGACTCACGAATGAGTCGCGCGGGGCATGGCTCGATGAGCCGGACTTTGCCGCGAGGCTGGACTGCCTGGATTGCGGGAAATCGTTCAGGAGTCCCCATCGACGGAAGATTCGGCATTGCAAGCCGTGCCGTGAGCGACTCGGCCGAGCCGTGGGGCTGGAGAACGAATGAGCGGCGCCGATCGATCTCACGTGAGAGTGGTGGCCCTGTACCGATTGACAAACAGGGACGGTGCGGCGGGCGATCCGATCGCTGGCCGAGCTGAACACGCGAGGCGGTGGCCGGAACGGTCACCCAACCGCTCATGCCGGCCCCGACCTTGTCCACGCGGGAGGCGGAGATCGATGAAGCCCTGTTCTGTGCCGATATGCCCGGAGAGTCGGAAGGATTCGCAGTTGGCCTGCCCGTTTCATTGGTCGAGCCTGCCTGTCGCGATACGCCAGCGCGTGATGCTGGGCTATTACACGGCCAAGGGCAGCCCGGCGCATCTGGCGGCAGTGGGCGAGGCGCTGGCCTTACTGAAGGAGATGGCATGAAAGAAACACCGATCCTTTTCACGCCGGGCAACGTGCAAGCAATCCTTGACGGTTCAAAGGTGCAGACGCGGAGGATTGTGAAATCGCCGTTAATTGACCGTAGTTTTGGGTGCGAACTATCTGCAAATGAATTGGGCGCAGGCGAAATATCCGCACTGTGTCCGTTCGGGGCAGTGGGTGATCGGCTGTGGGTGCGGGAGACGTGGCGAGTTGTCGGAGGCCGTGAATATGAATATCAGCAACGCATAGAGGACGTGAAGTATAAGGCGAATCTCTTGGATGTGATCGAAAGCGGGAATGCTACATGGAGACCGTCAATCTTCATGCCGAAATGGGCCTGCCGCCTCCGGCTGGAGATCACGAATGTTCGCATAGAGCGGTTGCAAGACTGTAGCAGCGAGGATGCGATTGCCGAGGGTGCTTCCCTGTGGGAAGGCGAATGCGATCTTAGAGAGAAACGGCTTACGAGGGCCCAGTTGCAATACGCGGCGCTCTGGGACTCCATCAACGGCGCTTGCTCCTGGGACGCAAACCCCTGGGTCTGGGCGATCACGTTCAAGCGGTTGAAACCATGAGCGCGAAGTCCTCGATCGAATGGACGGACGTGACGTGGAATCCGGTGCGGGGCTGCTCGCTGGTGAGCGCCGGGTGCCGGAATTGCTATGCCATGAAGCAGGCGCACCGGTTTAGCGGGCCAGGGCAGCCCTACGAGGGCCTGACGATGATCGGTCAGCATGGGCCGAGTTGGATCGGGACTGTGAAGACGGTCCCATGGCTGCTCGACGAGCCGTTGCATTGGAAGAAGCCGCGCAAGATCTTCGTGAACTCGATGAGCGATCTGTTTCATCGGGATGTGCCGGATGAGTTCATCGAAAAAGTATTTGTCGTTATGGCTAGATCTCCTCGGCACACCTATCAGGTGCTCACGAAAAGGCCTGGCCGTATGTTGGAATTCATGCGGAAGAATTCGACGGGCGGACGGATATTTCACTTGGCAGCTGATCGCGGAGTTGAGTCAGGCCAGTGGCCTCTATCCAACGTCTGGCTCGGCGTCTCGGTCGAGGATCAGGCGACGGCGGACGAGCGGATTCCGATCCTCCTGCAAACGCCCGCGGCGGTGCGGTGGGTGAGTGCCGAGCCGTTGCTGGGGCCGGTGGACATTCGTTGGAAGTCTGGATCGGATTTCCGTTCATGGATGCCCGCTCCTGGTCCTCCATCGCCCAGTTACCGAGGGGGCGATGGCTATATTGATTGGGTTGTCGTCGGGGGCGAAAGCGGACCAAGGGCGCGGCCCTGTGACCTGGCGTGGATTCGGTCGATCAAGGATCAGTGCCAGGAAGCAGGCGTGCCGGTATTCGTGAAGCAGTTGGGGGCCTTCTGTAAGTCGACAATGCCGAACAAGCCAACGATGGAAGACGGCCAGCGATTCATTGGCGACATACGAGCATTACAAGGACGGATCGATCGCAAAGGGTCCAACATCAAAGCGTTTCCGGTGGATCTGCGCGTGCGGGGATTTCCAGGGGTATTGGCATGACGAACTATCCCCTCGCCTGGCCTAACGGCTGGAAGCGCACGAAGCCTGGGCAGCGCCGATCCGCTAAGTTTTCGAAGCGGATTCAGCGATCCAGCGGTACGGGCGAGACGTACCAGTCATGGTCGAATAAGAGCGAGGTGACCATCTCAGAGGGCACGAAGCGCGTCCTGGAGCAGCTCAGGTCGATGGGGGTCCGCGAAGGGGATGCGATCATTTCGACGGATCTCAAGGTGCGGCTGGACGGGTTGCCGTATTCCAGTCAGAAGGAACCGGAGAATCCAGGAGTCGCGGTCTATTGGAAAAAGGGCAAGGAGGCGGATCACAAGGTCATCGCGATCGATCTCTATACCCGCATTGCCGACAACCTGGCTGCGATTGCGGCAACCCTCGGTGCCATGCGGGCGATCGAGCGGCATGGCGGGGCCGTGATTATGGAGCGGGCCTTCAGCGGCTTTCTGTCGCTCCCGGCGCCGAACACCTGGCGGGCGGTGATGGGCTACCAGGAGGATGCAGGTGTTTCGCTCGATCGTGCGCGAGCCGACTATAGGGACTTGAGCAAACAACGGCATCCTGACTGTGGCGGAAGTGATGCGGCCATGGCCGAACTGAACTGGGCGATGGCTGAAGCAGAGAAGGAGCTGGCGTGAGCGATTGTCCGCTTGAAAATATCGACGATGACAAGTCGCGCACAGCGGTGAACGATGATGGAACGTGCGATGAGCCGATGACGCGAGAGACCATGGAAATTTTCGTGCATGATCTGACGGTTGAGCATAACCCCGAGATTCAGCGGGCGACCATGAGGCGCATCCTGGCCAGCGATGCCGTCCTCCGTGCACAGCACAAGACAGGTCAGGCGAAGATCCAGGAGTTGGCCGTGCGCATTGAGAGCCTTTCAACGCAACTGTCTGTCTTGCGCGCGTCTGACGCTGGCTATGCCGAGGCTCAGCGCGACAATCTGGCGGTCAGAATGCAACTCGCCGATCAGGTGGCTGATCTCACGGTGAAACTGGTGGAAAGCGAGGCGAAGTGGCCTCGCCCAACTGGGGTGGGGATGAACTGATGCGTGATTATGGGCGAGTCGCTCCGACGTTCTGGACGGGTGAGACGGGTAAAAAAATACGCAAGATTGGGCGGGATGCACAGGTGATCGCCATCTACGTGATGACCTGTCCGGCCGCCAATATGATCGGCCTCTATTATCTACCCATGCCGACGCTCTGCCACGAAACAGGGATGAGCTTGCAAGGGGCTTCGAAGGCCCTTCGAAGCCTCTTCGAAGCCCAGTTTTGTGACTACGACGAGGTGTCTGAGGTGATTTGGGTCTACCAAATGGCTCGTTTTCAGATTGATGAAGAGTTGGACCCTAAAGATAAACGCTGCAAGGGCATCTGGCGGGAACTGCTGCAGTACAAAAACACGAAGTTTTTCAAGCTGTTTCATAGATTCTACGCGGTGAGTTTTTGTCTACCGGCGTGCGCTGATCCTGATCCTTCGCCAAGCCCCATCGAAGCCCCTTCCAAGCCCCTCCGAAGCCAGGAACAGGAACAGGAACAGGAACAGGAACAGGAACAGGAACAGGAACAGGAAGATGTCGGGCAGGTCATCGACCTGCCGCGACCGGTGGCGAAGAGTGCGGCGACATATGCGGCCTACGCGGAGGCGTATCGGATGCGATACAGGGTCGATCCGGTGCGGAATCGAACGGTGAGCGCGATGCTCTGTAAGCTGGTCGATAAGCTCGGGGTGGATGAGTCTCCGCTGGTGGCGGCATTCTACGTCACGCATCGATCGAGCTGGTATGCCGAGAAAATGCACCCGGTGAATCTGCTGCTGCAGGACGCCGAGAAGTTGCGAACCGAATGGGCCACAGGTCGTCAGGCGCTGAGTCGATTCGATCAGCCGAAGATCCAATCGAAAAGCCTGGTGGATTTGCTATGAGCGATCAATACGCCATGCCGATGGGCCTATTCGCAAAGGGCTGGAAGCTGCTGCTGCTGCAGCCGTGGGGGTGGCGGTATCGTGGGCTGGTGGAGGATCCACAGACCAAGGAGTTGGTCGCGAGCGCGGAAGCATCCGCGCAGATGGAATTCTATTACGGCAAGCTGCGATGGGCGCAGGGCGATGCGTGGCTGGATGTGGCGGCCCGCTTTGCGGAAGGCGATAAGTGGCCGAGCGTGCATGAGCTGCGGATGGCGCTGCAGCACATCAACGGAAAGTATATCAAGGCCCTCCCACAGCCGGCGCCGCAATTGATTCCAATGCCCGATGAGGTGCGTGCGCAAATCAACCGATTGGTCGGGAAAGAGCTGTAACGATGCGGACCATCATCAATCCCACGACCGGCATAACGTGGCGGCTCTGTCCGTGGAATCACGCCTGTCAGATGCCGGTGAGTACGACGCTCGACGGGAAAGATCACTACTGTCGATGGCATGCCCGATGTTGCAATTATCCCGCGCAAGCCCACGACTTTGATTTATTCGCGCAATGGCTAGAAGGCATGCAGCGCGCCTATCCATCGATGGGCTGGTGGGGCTGGGAGCCAGAGCAGATCTGGCCCGTACTACAGGGAGTCGAGACGATCGTTGTCGCAGAGTCCAGAGCGGCGTGATGAGGGAGATAGTATGCCGAATTTGCCGTTAAGACCCTGTTCATTCTCCGGATGTCCGGTGATTGGACCGTGTTCCACGCATCAGCGCAAGGCGAGGCCGGTACCGGAGGTCAGACTGTACGATGATCGGCGCGGGAGTTCGACGTCTCGCGGGTATGGATATAAGTGGCAACAGTTCAGGAAGGACTACATCCGGCGCCATCCATGCTGCTGCAAGTGCGGCAAGCCCACCACGGACGTAGATCACAAGATTCCAAGGGCGAAGGGTGGGACGGATGGCGAACGCAACCTGCAGCCTCTCTGTGGGTTCTGTCACAAGCAAAAGACAGCGAGGGAGCGACGGCAATGTTAATAGGGGGTAGGGGGGTCGAATCTCTAGGGGTTTTGACTCTAGACCGATTGTCTTCCCTCACGATATGCCGCCGCGAAATTGGAAAACAAAAAGATGCAGGAAGACTGATAATGAACGGTGAAACGGTTGCGCCGGTGGCGCGTTTGGAGGTGTCGCATGAAGGGTCGTAAGCCAAAAGATCTCGCGATGAAATTGTTGACCGGCAATCCCGGGAAGCGGTCGACCTCTCCGGCGTCGCCGTTCGAATCGGATGCGCCGTTCGTCCGCTCGAAGCTCAGTAAGCCCCGCGGTCTCGATAAAGAGGCTTCACGTGAATGGGACCGGCTCGTGTCGACGCTCGCGCCGATTCTCTCGCCGGCGTCGGCCGGTATGGTGCTGGTGGCGGTCGATGCGTTCAGTCAGATGCGCCGGGCGGCAGCTGTACTCGAGGCGGCGGGTAGTGATTTTTACGAGACGGCGGGGAAGTCTGGCACGATGTTGCGAGAGCACCCGGCGGTTGGGATGCGCGATCGGGCCCGTCGGGCGTATCACCAGGCGTTGGCCGAGCTGGGCGCGTCTCCCGTGGCGCATACGCGGGTTAAAAAACTGCCAGACGAGGAGCAGCCTGAATTGCCTGGAATGGCCAGGCTGTTGGGATAGGGAGAAATCAGGATGGGATGGTCAATCGGATATGACGACAAATGGCAGCGTGACATTGGCTATGGCGTGCCGGCCTTGTGCGATCATCCTGGATGCACCGAAGAGATTGATCGAGGTCTGAGCTATGTCTGCGGTGGCGAGCCCTACGGTGGAGATCGTGGCTGCGGTCTCTATTTCTGCGAGAAGCATCGGCTGATGTCTGAGCGGCTGCCGATGCTCTGTGAGCGGTGCAAGGCGCGAAGGAAGCCCTTCGCGGCCAAGCCGGATCATCCGGAGTGGATCCAGTGGAAGCTGACCGACGAGAGCTGGGAGGAGTGGCGGCAAGAGCATCCGGAGTTTGTCCACGCTCACAGCGAGGCGACGACATGACGAATCTAAATTCACCCTGTGGCAAGCATAATACCTATTGGGAAACGGTCTATGGGAACTGCATGGCCTGTAGAGCCGAGAAGGCCGAGGCTCGCGTGACTGAGTTGGAGCAGCAACTTGCCACGATGACGGAGGAGCGGGATGCGGCGACCTATATTCCTGGTTCATGGGAGTGCTCGCAATGTTCCTGCGTGCAAGTACTAACAGTTCTCTATATTCAATCAGGGGCGGTAGGGCCAAACACAGACACAGTTCCGCTCTGTCCGAACGATGGCATATTGATGCATCGCTCTACGTGGAGAGATCGAATTGTCAGCGATGAGAAATATATCGACAAGCTCCTAGCCCAGCTCGCCGCCCTCACCCTGACGTGGACGAAGGAGAGGCCTGACGCGAAAGATTTTCAATGGTACATGTACCGGACAGATAGAACAGCACGCCCGTATGCGTTGATATTTTATGGTGGATATTGGCGTTTTGGGTCGTTGACGTGGATGATTGGAAATCCAGGGGAAGAATGGGCCGGGCCGATCCAGTTGCCGAAGGAACGTCAATGAGTGCAGACGTCTGCAGGGAGGGGAATGGGATGACCGAAGAACAGCGAGCGGAGCAGGCGACGGGGTCTGACTGGATCCGGCAGGGCGAGTGCAACCAGTGCGGGGACTGCTGCCGGCAGGCGACGAACCTCATCACTATCGGGGTACCGCTTGCCGATGAGGCCTATGGCCGGGTGCGCTTCGGTGAGCCGATTGGGCGAGTCGAGCAGCTCGGCGGGATTCCGGTGTTTCAGATTCGCGGGCCGCTGTTGATGGCCTGCCCGAAGCTGGACGGCGATCGCTGCGGGCTTCAGGCAGAGAAGCCGCAGACCTGCTCGGACAGTCCGCTGACACCGGCCGACATCGACGGCCTGCCGCGCTGCAGCTATTGGTTTGTGCATCGTGAGACCGGGGAGATCCGAGGGATACGGACGTCAGATGTGGAGGCCTTGCATGATCGTCATTAAGCTGGATACGTCAATCGATGACGGCGGGCGCATGGTCGATGAACTGATCATTGAGACGCCGATTCTGGCGCTGCATCTCTTGCGGGCCAATCGTGAATCACTGGGGAATGCCGCAGTGTTTGGAGAGATATTTTTCGCATCGGTATTGGGACTTTCACGGGAAGCGCTTGGTCGTCTAACCTTAGAGGACTATGCCAAAGTGTCAGCGGTCATCAACCCGTTCTTAGCCTCATTCTCCAGGCCTGATCTGAGGCAGCTCGGTTGACCATGCAACCTACCGTGACGACAGAACCGTCCACTACTCGCCGGCGCCGCAAGAGCGTCCCGCCGCCTCCGCTGCTGTCGCCGATCGCGCAGACGGTGCAGGGCTATATCGATGGCGTGCTCGATGGGACGGTCATTGCCGGGGAATTGATTCGTCTGGCGGTGCAGCGCCAGGTCGACGATTTGCGCGAGGGGCCCAGCCGTGGCCTGCGGTTCGATCAGGAGAAGGCCGAGCGGGTTATTGAATTCTTTTCCTATCTCAAGCACAGCAAGGGCGAATGGGCCGGCCTGCCGTTTACGCTTGAACCATGGCAACAGTTTCAGATCTGGGTGATTTTCGGCTGGTTGCGTGAGGATGGCACGCGGCGATTTCGCACGGTCTACGATGAAGAGGCCAGGAAGAACGGGAAGAGCACCAAGGCGGCTGGGGTCGGGCTCTATATGGCCTTTGCCGATGGAGAACCGGGGGCGGAGGTCTATAGCGCGGCCACGAAAAAGGAGCAGGCGCTCATCGTCCATGGCGAAGCGACCCGCATGGTTCGGGCGACTCCCAATCTTGCTAATCTTATTCAGATCTATAAGAACAATCTGAGCCGTGTCGACCGGAACCAGAAATATGAACCATTGGGCGCCGATGAAGACACGCTAGACGGATTGAATGTGCATTGCGGTATCATCGACGAACTGCATGCGCATCGCAACCGGGGCGTCTACGACGTCATTGCGACAGGGACAGGCGCGCGCCAACAACCGCTGATTTTCTCCATCACCACCGCTGGAACCGATCAAACCGAGGCGTCTATTTCCTGGGAGCTGCACTGTTATGCCGAGCAAGTGCTGCGCGGAATCGTGCAGGACGATCAGTTCTTTGCCACCATCTACGCGATGGATGAGGGGGACAATTGGCAGGACGAACGCAATTGGTATAAATCGAACCCTAACTTAGGGGTGAGTAAGAAGCTTGACTACATGCGTGACAACGCACGGAAGGCCGCAAAACTGCCAGGCTTCCTGAATACATTCCTCAGGCTTGAGTTGAACAGGTGGACTCAGCAGGTCACGCGCTGGATTGACATGCTCCTCTGGGACGCCAACGCGGGCCCGCCGATCGACGAAGAATCGCTGCGCGGTCGGTTGTGCTATGGCGGGCTCGATCTTTCCAGCGTCTCGGACCTCACCGCCTGGGTGTTGCTGTTTCCGGATCCGGTCGTCCAGGACCAGGTGACCATCCTCCCGCGGCTCTGGTGCCCGGAGGCGCGATTGCACAAAGAGGCCGATGAGGATGCGCCCGATCGACGGAGGAATCCCTACGCCGATCAATACCAGGCCTGGGCTCGTGACGGCTGGCTCATGACCACGCCAGGCAACGCGATCGACTATGACGCTGTCAAAGCGCAGATCCTCGCAGATGCGCAGATGTTTCAGATCCAAGAAGTCGCCGTCGACCGGCTGTTCCAGGGCTATCAGCTCTCGATGCAATTAGCGGATGAGGGCCTCACGGTCGCGGCCTGCGGCATGGGCTTCATGAGCATGGCGGGGCCCTGTAAGGAGTTTGAACGGCGGCTGCTGGAAAAGCGGCTGCACCACGGCGGGCATCCCGTGCTCAAGTGGATGGCGAACAACGTGGCGGTGCGGGAAGATCCGGCCGGCAATCTGAAGCCCGACAAAGCGAGCAGTCAAGGGAAGATCGACGGCATCATCGGCATTTTGCTCGCGCTCGATCGCGCGATGCGGCACATCACCACGACCTCGGTGTATGAGTCCCGAGGGTTACTCACACTAGGAGGCCCAACCGATGGCGAAACGCCGGGGGCGTAACGGAGGACTCATGTACGATCCCAATGAATTACTCAAGAAGACGAAGCTCCGCATCGAGGAGGCCGCGTTTCTCTTAGAGGTGACGCCGCGCACCATAGACAATTACATGACGTCAGGGAAAATTGAGTTTATGCGAACGCCAGGCGGCTATCGCCGGCCGTTGACGGAGTCGGTGAAGAAATATCTGTGAGGCTTAGTTGGGTCCGGTTTGGTGGGGTGGGGTGTGGTTTGGTTTGGTAGGGTTTCCTTTATTTTAACTAAGGAGGTTTTGTGATGGACACGCTGCAAGTGACACTGACAGGGCAGAGTCCGCTTTTGATGCACAATGTGCGCTTGGCGAATCCGTTGGACCCTATCACAAAAGAGATGCGGGCGATCAGCAGTAAACGAAAGAAAACAGAGGCGGAGCTGGCGAAGTTGGCAGAATTGGAATTCTTGGGCGGACTCTATTGTGACAAGCTGGTCGGACCGTATATCCCTGGCGTGGTACTGGAAGCCGCGCTCCGTGGGGCCGCGCGTGGACATATGCGCGGGAAAGATATTGAGCGGGGCGTCATGGTCATGGAGGATAAGTTGCCCCTGAAGTATAAGGGGCCGAGAGATCCCGAGTTGCTCTTCGCTGCGCCGGAGTTTGTGGATGTGCGCAGCGTGGCTATTGATCGCAAGCGGATCATGCGGTGTCGGCCGATCTTTCTGAGCTGGGCGGCTCTCGCGACGGTGAGCTTTGATGAAAAGATTATCAACCGCCAGGAGGTTGTGCAGTATCTGGAAGAGGCGGGGTTTAAGTGCGGCTTGATGGAGATGCGGCCACGGTATGGACGGTTTTCCGTGGAGGTGGCAATATGAATCAAGACGCGCATGATGGCGGCGATGCGATTCAGCTCTATCCACCCTATCGGCATGCAGTGCAGCAATTCCTCGCGGCGGGGTTTACCGACGGCCAGATCGTGCCGCATGAATGGTTTTATCAACAGTTCGGGTTAGTGGTCCCTTCGCCGGAGATGCCAGTCGAGCAAGCCGACAAGATTCGATTTCAATTTCTGTCGCAGATGACTGGCTTTAAGGAGATCTTGCTGCACGATCATCTCCGGGCCATTCGAAACCATCAAGGGAAGGGCTATACCGTTGTGCCGGCATCGGAGCAAACGGGATGGGCGATGCAGGAAAAACAAAAGGATCTTCGGCGAACCGCGGAGGAACTGGTCGATTTGGTGAATAGTGTGCGGATCGAAGAGCTGTCTCCGGCGCAACGCAGCGAGAATGCGGATGCGAGGGTGAAGGCTGCCATGTTGCGACAGATGGTGTCGAAGCGGGGCTCACGCAGGCTTGGCACGGTCGAGCATCCGGAGTTGGCGAGCGAGTAATCGCGGTTTGGTCGGGTAAGGTCTGGTAGGGTTGGGTGAGGTTGGGTGAGGCATGGTTATATAGGCAGTATTCAGATGCTGGCCGGAATCGGCCAGCATCTTTTCTTGGAGGACTACGATGAGTGAGAAAATGAAACCGTCGGTAGAGCGGGCTGCGCATGATGCGTTTCGGGCGTTGGCTGTGTCGATCTGGAAGGCGCACGGGGTCAAAGTGCTGCACGTAGAATATGACTGGATCGATCTATTGTCGAGCAGCCATATCGATTTGATGTTGCAAAACGTCGAGATCAGGAGTGTGAGTAATCAGATGAGAGATCTATCTGGGCCGTCTGCTGATCGTCGCTCCTAGTAATTGCAATGGATAGCCAGGGCCCCGAGTAACATGAAGAAACAGCAGAACCCTCCTCCGCCTGATCCAGCCATGAAGCCGGCTCCGCCGCCAGCCCCTCCACGCCGTCGACAATCTTCCTTGAAATTTTCCTATGACAAACCCAACCTTTCCGCGACAGACCTACCTATCCGCCTTTGATGGAGTCAGGCATGGCATATATCGCGCCAAGATATTTTTCAGCTGCGGAGCTCAATGCCATCATGGATCTCTTTCGGGCGAGTGACTATGGCCGCAAGTCGATAATGTACGATGGGCGACTGATGCGGTTCTCGGTGCATCCAGTCGTCGAGCAAATTGCTGACGGTGTCTTCACATGCGAGTGTTGTCTCGTTCCCGCCTAATCTTTTCTCCGAAAAACTCAGAAACCTTCCGAAAAACTCAGAAGAAGTCTGAAAAGCTCACCTATCCGACCCCTCTCGCTCCTGATACCTCTATGCCTGTATGGGCTCTTTCTGGAGGTTCAGCGCGATGGGATCTCGATGAACTGGAAATTCTGGCAGCACCGCGAGTCTCCGGCGATTCTCAATTTATCGCCGGAGAATCCTAGTACATCGCTCTCGAATCCCGCGCAATGGCTCGTCGATCTGTTCGGCGGCACCACGGATGCCGGTGTGTCGGTTAGCGAGCAGAGCAGCATGCGGACCAGCGCCGTCTATGGCTGCGTGATGCTCATTGCGAAAGCAATCGGCTCTCTGCCGCTCAAGGTCTATCGCCGGAAATCCAACGGCGATTCCGTGGAAGTCCCCGACACGCTTCCCTACTATCTCTTGCACGATGAACCCAATCCCGCGATGACCTCGTGCGTTTGGCGCGAATTTCTCACCGCCAACGTGCTACTGGGCGGGAATGCCTATGCCGCCATCGGGCGCAATCATGCCAATCAAATCATCGATCTCTTTCCGATTCCCTCCAGCGCCGTCACGCCCGAGCGTGTCAATGGCCGCAATCGGTATCACGTGCGCGTTGGGGACGGCACGACCGAAACCATCGATCAGTCCGACATGATCCATGTGCCAGGGCTCGGATTCGACGGCGTCAAGGGCCTGTCGGTCATCACGGCGGCTGCCAAGCAGGCCGTTGGTCTTGCGCTCGCCACTGAGCAGCATGGCTCGAAACTCTTCTCGAATGGTGCGCGGCTCGGTGTAGTCCTGAAGCACCCCAAGACGCTGAGCAAGGATGCACAGATGCGCCTCAAGGCGCAGTTCGATCAGCAGCAGGGCGGTCTGTCGAACGCCTTCAAGTCGATGGTGCTCGAAGAAGGCCTCGACGTGACGAATATCAGCATGACCAGCGAAGACGCGCAATTTCTGGAGACGCGCCGATTCCAGGTGGAGGACATCGCGCGATTCTTCGGCGTGCCGCCCCACATGATCGGCCATACCGATAAGCAGACGAGCTGGGGCACCGGTGTGGAGCAGAATACGCTTGGCTTCCTCATCTTCACCTTACTGCCATGGCTGACGCGGTTTGAGCAGGAATTCAATCGCAAACTGTTCCCGCGCTCGCCGTTCTATGCCCAGTTCAAGGTGCAGGGTCTCATGCGTGGCGATAGCGCAGCCCGGTCGGCCTATTACGCCAGCGGGCACCAGAATAGCTGGCTCACCACGAACGAGATTCGCCGAGCCGAGGACCTGGCACCAGTGCCCGGCGGTGACACGCTGTTTGTGCAGACCAATCTCACGCCCCTGCAGCAACTCTTGAATGCTCCGGCTTCGCCAGGAACGCCGCGCAATGAGGCCGTCGAATTAGACGACGCGGCGAGCTGGTCCACCATCGCACCGAAACTCACATGGAGTGACCGATGATGAAATCGTTACAGGCCCGCGCCATCCAAGACAGGGCCCGTTCCTGGTTTTTCATCCAGGCAAAAGCCGCCTCAGACCAAGCCGACGTGCTGATCTATGACTATATCGGTTGGGGCGGCGTGAAGGCAGCGGACTTTGCCAGAGAACTCCAGGCGCTCACCGTCAAGACGATCAACGTCCGGATCAATACGCCGGGCGGGGACGTGTTCGACGGGCTCGCCATTTTTAACAGCTTGAAGGGCCACGGGGCTACGATCCACGTGCAGATCGACGGTATTGCGGCCAGTATCGGTAGCATCATTGCCATGGCGGGCCAGACCGTCACGATGGGCGAGTCCGCCTTCCTGATGATTCACAATCCTTGGGCGCTAGCCATCGGGAATGCCGCCGATATGCGCGAGATGGCCCTGAAGCTGGACAAGATCGGCGGGAGTTTGGCCGGGATTTATGCCACGCGCCAGGGTATCACGAAAGATCAAGCGCAGGCCTGGATGGATGCGGAAACCTGGTTTACGGCTGAGGAAGCCAAGGCGGCAGGGTTGGCCGATGTCGTACAAGGTGCGCCAAGCCAGGCCGCCGCAGCCATTTCGTTCGATCTCTCCGGCTATGCCAAAACTCCGAAGGCTCTCACGGAGCCCGCAGATGATTCAGCACCCGATGCCGATAGCACGCGCCGCGCCGCGCTCATGCGACGACGTTTGGCGCTCGTCGAACGTGGCGAGCCGTCACGATAACCAAGGAGGATTCCATGTCGTTCGAGAAAATCAAAGCCCTTCGGGAACAGCGCGCCAAGCTCGTCGCAGATGCGCAGGCCATTATCAAGCAGGAGAAGATGAGCAAAGAGGACGAGGTAAAGTTCGATGCGATGATGGCCGATTCGGACGCCATTAAGCAGGATCTGGACCGGCACGAACGGGCATCGAATGCCGAGCAGGATCTGAGTCGCCGCATCGAACAACGAGCTGGACGGGAGCACCTCTCGCAGGATCAGGTCGATGACGACACGAAAAATAACAATGCCGCCTATTTGAACTATGTGCGATTCGGCATTGCCGGGCTGAGCGATGACGATCGTGCCCGGATGGCCGGTCGCTATGTGGGCGATCCGCGCATGGGCGGCGGGGTGAACATTCGTGCCGCTCAAGGGGGGGGGACCGGTGCAGGCGGCGGCTACGCGGTGCCCGATGAAGCGATGCGCCCCATCGTGGAAGCTATGAAGGCGTTCGGCGGGATGCGCGCCGTATCGACCATTGTGCCCACGGCCAGCGGCGCCGATCTTCCGATCCCCACGGATAATGACACCGCTGTGGCCGGTGAGATCATCAACGAAAACACCTCCCACAATGAGGGGGATATCACCTTCGGCCAGGTGGTCCTGCAGAGCTTCCTCTACAGCTCCAAGATCGTCAAGGTGTCGCGGCAATTGCTGCAGGACAGCTCTGTCGATCTGAATGTCTATATCGGACGCAAGCTCGGCCAGCGCATCGGGCGTATCCAGAATACGCATTTCACCACGGGTGACGGGTCCGCGAAGCCGCGTGGCGTCGTCACGGCCTCGACCCTTGGCAAGACCGCAGCCGGCGCCGCCGCGATCACCTACGATGAAATGGTCGATCTCCTGCACAGCGTCGATCCGTCCTATCAGGGTAATGGGCGCTACATGCTGAACTTCACCACGCTCGGTCTCGTGCGCAAACTCAAAGACTCGGCCAACATGCCCGTCTGGGCTCCCATGGCGAACGGGATGCCCGATACGATCCTGGGTCGTCCCTACATCATCAACCAGGACATTCCAGCCGCGACGACAGGCCTCAAGAGCGTGCTGTTCGGTGATTTCTCGAACTATCACATTCGTGATGCGGGGAACGTGATCCTCCTTCGTCTGGAAGAGCGGTATGCCGACGCCTTACAGGTCGGCTTCTTGGCGTTCCTGCGCTCAGACGGCGATCTGGTCGATGCGGGCACCAATCCGGTGAAGCACCTGATCCAGGCCTAAGCCTGACGAAGTGAAGACAGCATCATGATCCCGCGCTGGCGCCTCGTCGGAGGTGCCAGCGAGAGGATCAGACACGGAGAGGAGGAGGCACCATGGGACCGATCGGCAATCTACTCGAAGAAACGAAAATCACGAAACTCAATGACGCCACCGCCGCGGGGACGAGCGCCATCAACTCCGGCATCGTCGACATGTCGGGCTATGACGGCGTGGTCTTCCTGACGTCGACCGGTACAGTCCTGGCGACAGGGACGGCGACCATCAAAGCCCAGCAGGGAGCTGCCTCCAATATGGCGGACGCGGCGGATCTCATCGGCACCAGCCAGGCCTTCATCGATACCGACGATAACAAATCGGTGGCGATCGACATCAAGCGCCCGAACGAACGCTACGTGCGCTGCGTGATTACACGCGCGGTCGCGAACAGCGACTGGGGGCCAATCTGGGCCTTGCAGTATCGGGCCCGCAAGGTGCCCGTGACGCAAGGACTCGATAAATACGAATCGCACACCAATCCGATTGAGGGCACGGCCTAACCATGGTCCAGGATTCGCTCGTCACCATCCGGTTCAGCACCTCGCGGGCCACGCTCTGCGGGGTGCATCTCAGTGGTGTGGATTATGCCGTCTCGCCGGAGTTCGCGAAGCAAGTCGTCGAAGGCGATGGCGTGGCGGACTACGTCAACTCAGAGCTGGAGATGCTTCCTGGCAGCGTCCAGCTGCACGTATCGAAACGGAAACGATAGCCCATGTCGCTCACCACCGTGCCAGCCTGCAAAGCGTTTCGCGGTATCGAGCCTGAGAACCAGGAGCACGATGCCGAACTGGCGCGCCTGATTCCTGCCGTGCAGGAATGGCTGGAACGGGAGTGTGAGCGCACCTTTGAGCAGGCGACCGTGACGGAATACTTCCACGGGGACGACTGGCGTGATCGATTGATCGTGGCCAGTCCGCCGCTCATCAGCATTACCAATATCTGGGACGATCCGGCGCGCGCCTATGCCACGCCGCTGGCGGCGTCGAGCTACGTGATCGACGATGCCGAGGCGGGGGTCATTCGCCTCGATGGAATGACGTTTAGCAAGGGGCTCAGGAACATCAAGCTGACCTATGTTGGCGGATTTGCCGTCATCCCGACGGATCTGGAACAGGCCGCGATCGAGCTGGTGTGGGCCGCCCGTGAGAAGGGGATCAATAATCTCGTCGGCGTGCGGTCGCGGTCGGTGGCCGACGGGAATGTGCAATACGTCAACCTCGGCTGGGGCAGCCTGGCGCAAGATATCATCGGAAAATACCGCCTGCATACGGGGGTGGCCTAGTGGCGATCATCCAGATCAAGGTCAACGGAGCGGGGCTCCTGAACTATGCGAAGGCTGGTAAAGAGGCCGTGCAGAACATCAAGAAGGCCATGGGCCGTGTGCTGAACGTGGGCCGAAAGGAAGCCAGGCAGCGCATCAATAGTGATTTCGGGGTGCGCACCGGGTTTCTGCGCCGCCAGGCCAGAAAGATCCAGACGAATGTCAGTGTGAAGTCGGCCGAGATCAAGGGGCGGATCACGCCGCTGCCGAGATTGCTGAACATCTTTGAGTCTGGCGCCACGTTAACGCATGGGCGCGGCATCCTGCGTCCGCGTCCCGTGGTTGCACCGGCTGGACAATCAATGGAAGCCATCGCCGAAGGTGAGTTCGAGAAGGTGCTGCACGAGGTGGGGCGATGAGCGCACCAGCCGTAAGCACTAGGACGATCATTCGCGCCACCATCATGCAGGTGCTGGAGTCGCGCAAGGGACAGACGTGCTGTCGCGTGAAAGCGTTTGCCGTGAGCCCGCGTTTTCTCACGGAGCAGGAGACGAAGCAGGCGAATACCTATTGCGTGATCGTGACCGATGAAGACATCACAGTCTCACGGCAGTCACAGCGCGATATTAGTGTGACGGTGAAGCTCGTGCTCTATGCCCACGATACGAAAGATCCTCGGGCCGTGCTCGATGCCATGATCGAGGACATCTATGAGGTCATGCTGGGATCGGCTGGCCATGCCGATCTGCGGGATCTGGTGTGGCAGGTCATGCCCGAGACGCTGACGACCGACGAGGCGACCACGGCGGCGGGGCCCTGGGCGCAGGCCATCTGGACCTGGACGCTGAAATTTTCCCGCGCCTAACGACGAACAAGGAGGATTGTAATGTCATCACAAGCACGACCGGCCTACGGCACGAAACTGAAGATGGGCGATGGGGTCTCACCGGAAACGTTCACAGAGATCCCGGAAGTCGGGGACATCAAGGGGCCGAACATCAGCGTCAAGACGATCGATGTCACCACGCACAGTTCCGCGGCGAGCGGGGCCAACGAGGAAATCATTCCGTCGACGATGAACGGGGGGGAGGTCTCGTTTCCGCTGAATTATGTCGAGGCGGACCCCATGCACGTCGCGTTGATTGCGGCGGCCCAGACCCGCACCAAGAAGAATTTCCAGAAGGTGAACCCGGAGGCGACCAAGACCATCTCGTTTTCCGGCTATGTCACCGACATCGCCTTCGCCGATCCCGTCAGTGACAAGCGCAGCGCCGACGTCACGATCACGGTGTCCGGCGGGCTCACGTTCAGCTAGACGATTCGCCTCGCGCCCTAGGGCGCGCACATCTTGAATAGAAGGAGGGCTCTTAATGGCACGCACCAGTATCCCCGCCGCCTCGATCATCACGCCGGTCGGTCCCTATCCGACCTTGCCCGTTTCAGCCTTGGCCCTGGATCTCACCTGGCAAGCCGCCGACGTGGCCAATGCGAACCAGTTTGCCTTGGGGCAGGGCAAATATCTCATCCTCGTGCGCAACACCTCGGCCGCCACGCCCTATACCGTCACCCTGACGAGCGCGGCCGATGCCCGTCGGCGCACCGGAGATATTACGACCTACAGCATTGCGAACGGTAAGCAGATCGCGTTTCTGCTCGATCAGCAAGAGGGCTGGGCGCAGACCGATGGGATGTTCTATCTCGCGGGCAGCAACGCGGCCATCGAGTTCTGCATCATCAAACTGTAAGCGACGATTGACGCCTGGTCCGTCACGGAGACGGACCAGGCGACGTGGATCGGCGCGCAGAGATTTCAGAGAGGGAGCAGCATGGAACCGTCGAACGATCTCTTGAGTAAAGACGACATTCTCGGCATGGACGACATCCCGGTCGAGGAAGTCGTGGTCCAGGAGTGGAAGGGCCGTCGGGTGCTCATTTCCGGCCTCACGGCGGCCGCGAAGAATGCCTATCAGTCGTCCCTAGTGGAGCTGCAGGGTAAGAACCGGAAGGTCAAGCTGGAACATTCCACGGCCAAGCTGCTCGTGCGCTGCCTCGTGGATGCGAAGCGGCAGCCGCTCTTCACGGAGACCGATATCATTCGGCTCGGCACGAAGAGCGCAGCCGTGTTGGAGCGTCTCGCGAAAGTGGCCATCCGGCTTTCCGGGATGGACGATGCGGAGCAGGAGGAGATCCTAAAAAACTCCGACGCAGCCCAGAGCGGCGATTCGCCTACCGTCTCGCTCTGAGTCTGGGGGCCTCGAGCCCGGACAGGCTGCTGGCGCGCATGTCTGGCAGGCAGTTTACGGAATGGCAGCTCTATGAGCTGGTCGAGCCGTTCGGGGAACGGGCGCAGTACTGGCGGGCCGGGCAGATCTGCGCGGCCGTCACGAATAGTCAGCGGACGAAACGGTCCGATCCGATCGCGATAGCCGAGGATTTTATGCCCAGGACGTTCAGACTAGATCAGGACGACGACGAGGCGGCGCAGGGATCTGGCCCTGATGAATACGACCAACTGAAAGCCGTCTATGACCGAGCCAAGCTGGGGACTGCGTGAATAAACTCGTGCTGGAAATGGTCGCGGATTCGAACTCGCTCATCAAGGGGCTTGAGGACGCACAGCGATCCGTCAATAAATTCGTGCAGGCGGCGGGCGGCGCTGGGTCGGCGATCGGGGGGCCGCTCAATCAATCCCTCTCCGCATTCACCAGCCTGGCGAAGGGCGGGGCGGGCGCGGCCGGCGTGTTGGCCGGCATTCTCATCACCACGGCATCGGCTGGGGTGGAGTTTGCGCTCGCGGCCGGCCAGCAGGCCGAAGCGCTCCAGCAACAAAGTGCGCTCATGGGCATGTCGACCGATGCCCTACAGGAGTACGACGTCATCCTGCATCGCGCCAACCTGACCGGCGACGATCTCACCGCCATGATGAAGCGCATGTCCACGAGCCTAGATCAGGCCAGGCAAGGGACCGGCACGGCAGGGGATCGCTTTCGGCAGCTCGGTATCGATATTACCACGGTCACCAGCACCGAGGATTTGATTCGGAAGATCTCAGGGGCCTCCAACCAATTCGCCGATGGGCTGGAAAAGTCCGCGATCATGTCCGACCTGCTCGGCAAGGGCTGGCAGACCTTCATTAAAGCGTTCGGCGGTGGCACGGCCGCGATGGATGATGCGACCGCGGCCTCGGCTCGGCTCGGCGCCGCGCTCTCCGGTGGGCAATTGGCCGAACTGGCCACGATGGACGATCATATCGACGACCTCTCGACCGCCTGGACCCGGTTCGGGCAGCAGCTCGGGTCGTTCGTGGCGCCCGCCGTGGATGCGGTAGCCCGGACATTCTCCAGCCTGCTGGCGATCGCCTCAGACAGCCTCAAGAGCCTGAATAGTCTCGGCGGCGTCAATGCCGCAGCCGACACCAGAGCCAAGGCGCCTGCCTTCGTCGATACGGCCAAGATGGCCGAGCAGGCGCAGAAGGCCGCAGATGTGCAACTCAAGTTCAATGAGGCGCTCTTCAAAAATGAGGATGCGCTGGCGCAGGCCAGACTGCAGAATTTTCAAGCCCATCTGGCCGCGAAGTCCGGACTCGAGCTCGCCGCCGACGTCGAGAGCTCCCAGGCCAATGAGGCGGCCCTGAAGAGGCAGGCGGAGTTCACGCATACATCCCTCGCCCGGCAAGTTCTGAACTATGCAACGTTCTACGCCAATAAATCATCAATGTTCCTGGGCGATCAGAAGAGCCAGGCCGAGAAGGCCAAATTTGAAGTCGAGGCCTCGCAGCAGATGTTGGGGCTGATCAATCAGTACGAGATCGCCAAGCTGGCCAGCGATACCAAGCTTGTCGCCTCGGCCAGGCAGACCGCTGATCTCATGAAGAAACTGCAACTGCAACCCTATGAGGATGCCATCGCGGCGGCGAAAGCGCAGGACGATGCGCAATCTGCGATGTTCCAGAACGAAGCGGGCTTACTCGGCGCCTCCGAGGCCGCCAGGCGGAAGCGCTTCGACTTGATCAATGAGGAAGGGGCGCGGCAACGCATCGTCATCGATCAGACGATTACGGACGAAGAGCGCAAGCATAACGCCCTGATCAATTTGGATATGCAGCTCGACACCAAGCGCCGTCAGGCGGTGCAGGCCTTCCCCTCGTTCTTCGAGCAGCAAATGCAGGCCATCGTGGCCTCCAACAGTTTCAGTATGGGCTCGATGGTCTCGACCTGGACCGGCGGCATCGCCCAAATGGTGGTCCATGGCGGCAACCTGCAAGCGGTCTGGGAACAAACACAGGTCGCGCTCGTGCAGGCGGCGTTGAACGCCGGGGTCCAGCAGGTGGCGCAGGCGGCGCTGTCCGCGTCGGTCGAGATGGGGATTGTCACGGCCAGCGAGGCCGCGAAGCTCGGACTCAAGACGGCGACGAATACGGCCGTGGTGGCGAGCGATGCAGCGGCGGCTGGGGCCAGCGTCGCCATCTGGACCGGTGCCTCAGCGGCCATACTCGGTGCCTATGCCTCGGTGGCGGCAGGATTTACGGCGATATCGGGCGCGCTTGTGACTGCGCTCACGGCCGTTGGCACATTCGTCATGGGTGTCTTGAGCGCGATCGCTGAAGCCTTGACCGCCACGGTGTTCGGTATTCCCTATGCCGGGGCCATCCTCGTTGGTGTGGCTGCCATCGCGGTCGCCTTAGCGGCCACCGGCAATCTTGGATTTAAGGAAGGCGGCATCGGCAATTTCGGCAGCGGGACGCCAGCGACCCTACATGGGCAGGAAGCCATTATTCCGCTCAATGGCCGCGGCGCCGCCTTTATGCAGCAGGCGTTCGGATCGGGCGGGGGCTCTTCGCAGCGCATCGAAGTGCCCGTGTATCTGAATGGGCGTGAGATTGCCCGCGCCACGGCCCGGCACATGCCGTCAGCCTGGCGCTCCGAAGGGGCCCCGGCATGATCAAGGCGCGGGTGAAAGAAACCAGTACGACGACAGGGACGGGGACGCTGGATCTTGCAGGGCCCGTCGCCGGGTTCCGCTCGTTCGTGAATGCGTTCGGCACCGCCCAACCCTGTTACTACGTGATTATCGATGGGACGGCCTGGGAAGTGGGGATCGGGCTGATCACGAGCGGCTCGCCGGACACCTTGGCGCGCACCACGGTGCTCGACTCCAGTGCCGCAGGGGCGAAGCTCTCGCTCGGGTCTGGCGTCAAATCGGTCTTTAATGATGCCCCGGCACAGATCTATCTGGAAGCGCTGGCCGCCGCGCTGCTCTTTGGAGGGAAATAAATCATGGGTGTCAAAATGGTGCGGTCTGGAGATGTGGCGCTCGATGCCGTATCGGATCTGATTCTCCTGTATGGATTCATTGCGACCGATGGCAACGTCACGCATCTGCGTGCGCCGTTTTCCACGTCTGGCTATCAAGTCACGGCCGGCAAGACGTTATATGTCGCGCGTGTGAAAGTGCTGGGGACTGGCGCGTCGGGCTGGTGGAAGTTCGGCTATGCCGACAACGATGTCGGGCTCAATACGGCGACCGCGCGCACGAATGGCGTGATGGCCTTAGGGCTCGACGATACCGGCTCGAATGGGGCGCTGCTGTTGGAATCGAATCTCGCGACCGTAGCCAATCCCGCGCCGCAGGACAATCTGCTGTGGAAGCTCTCGATTGCACAGAAGTTCCCGTTTATTCGGCGCGTGGGCGCGACGCCCAATCAGACAATCATGGTCTGGGCCTTTGAGTTGTAGGAGGATCGTGTGGCCATCGCGGACGCCGCCATCGGGGAAGAGCCGGTCTTGGGGAGCGAGGTCCGCGGTTGGATCGGCCTGGACTATTGGGTACTGATTGGCGGGCTCCGCGTCGGCGAGGTAGCTACGGATTCCGTCGATATTGAGGAGTCCGGCGATGGAAAGTCGCGATGTCGTTGCGTGGCGATCAATCCGACGGTGCCGATCGTCGACGGAAAAACCTGTGAGGTGATCTGGCGCGGAGAAGCGATTTTCTCAGGGCTGATTCGCACCCTCACGATCGACAGCGATCAGGCTGAGGCGGTCTTCCGGTACAGCATCGAGGCGGACGGGTGGGATTCACTGCTCGCGCGGCATACGATCACGAAAACCTACAGCAACGTCATGGCGGGCCAGATCCTCCGCGATGCCATTCTGGCGAGCGGCCTGAGCCTGGACGGCGTAACGGCGGGCTTGGTGGACGACGGCATTCAGCTGCTGCTCGCAGAGGCTAACCATGTCCGCGTGTCGGACTTTATCCGCGATATCGGCGTGGCGGGCGGCGGGGTGGCCTTCATCAATCCCTATAAGCAAATTGTCTTTCGGCCGCTCTCGGTGGATGTGGCCGATATGGTGATCACGACCGCGCGCGCGGAAACCATCCAGCATATGAGCGATCTGGATAACTACCGCAATCGGCAGGTCGTGAAAGTGACAGGCACCAGCGGGGCGACGGTGACGGAGACGCGCGACGATCTCGTGCAGCAGGCGCTGAGAATCGCCGACGAGGGTGGCAGCGGGATCTACGAGGACTATCAAGAGGTCAAGCACCCCACGTCGAACGTGGTGGGCGAATTGTCCATCATGGGGCAGACGGTGGGGTTCGTGCAGCTGCGCACCTATGCCAAGAATGCTCGGCGTGTGACCGTCACGATGCGCGAGCCCGCGCCACGCATTGGACAATTGACGGTGCTGGACCTGCCAGGATTCGGGCTGTCTGGCACGTTCCTCGCCATGCGCAAAACCTGGCGTGAGTCGTCCGGGGCTTTCCTGTTTGACGTGGAATTCTGGGAGTCGAGCTTTCAGCAGTTCGCGCTGGAATCGCTCTTGCGCATTGTGGGGGCAGGAAAAGCCGCGGTCTCGATCTCCGCCAATGTGTTCCCGAACGTGCAACTCTTTAGCACGCCAGGGACATTTACCTGGACGGTGCCAGCCGGTGTCACGACGGCGCAGTTTACGAATATCGGGGGGAGCGCAGGAGGTGGGGGCGGCCGCCGATTGTGGGGGTTCAGCGGCTCATGCTTTGTGCTTGGATTTGCGACAGGAGGAGATGGGGGGAATAGCGGGAAGGCGATCACGATTCGAGCTGTCTCAGCGGGGCAAGTTTTCGATCTTGTTGTGGGCGCCGCAGGGACCTCCGGCATAACCGGAGAGGTGGCCAGTATTTGTACAGGAGGTTCTACCATCTCGGATGGTGGAACCGGTGGCCTCTCATCAGTAAAACTCGGAGCAGTAACCGTCTGCCAGGCAGATGGCGGGACGGCCGGGCTAAGCGGGGCGGGCGGCACAAATGGCGCTGATGGTGTCGCGGGCGGCGGGATTGGAGATGCCGTCAGTGTGGGCGGTGGGCACGTCGGTGGGCAAGGTGGCAAGAGTTATGACGTTGATGGCATCGCTGGGATAGGCGGTTTGATTGAGGTGCGATGGTGAAGACCGCGTTCGGGGTGATCGGTGGTCTGGCGAGGCATTTGGTCCTGGTCGATGAGCCGACGCGCGAGGCGCGCCTCGCCTGTTGTCAGGCCTGCGCGGACTATCGTGCCAGCGACGATCGCTGTCTCGCCTGCGGGTGTTTTGTGCGGATCAAGGCGGCGATCACAGTGACGGATTGCCCGCGTGGGAAATGGGGGTCGATTGAACCGCTCCCACCTCAGCAGCAAGAGGCCACGTGATGAGGAACACGCTACTCGTGCTGATGTGCCTGGTGCTGTGCCTGGGAGTCATGGGGTCCTGAGTCGCCCACTGTTCTCGTGCTCCGTGGATTGGCGGCGTTTGTGGTGCAAGAGCTGAACATCATGCGGGCGGCGCTGCCTGTGCCCTTGCCGCCACTAGCGGTGCAGGTCGCTCGATCGTTCGTGCTGAACTTTATCAAGGTGAGACTGTAAGGACGGAGAAGGAGCTAGATGCAAAACGATTCATTGGTCTTTATCCCGACGCAGGACTTCTTTAGCGAGGCCTTCGACTCTCACTACTGCCAAGGTCTGCAGTATACCGCGCATCCGGAGAATTCTCGGCTTCGCGACGCCGTGGCGCAGTGGAGTCGCGAAGGCAAGGTGACCACGCTCGTGCCTGCGACATCCGGCACATCACCCGCTCAGATGGGCGGCACAGGAACCATCGCATAAGAGGAGGCGACTATGGCAGTGACACATCCCACAGCAGTCCGCACCGGCCTGGCCGATTTCGTCGTCGATCAATTGGACGAGGGCACGCCGCCCGGCACGCTCGTATTTCAAACCTCCGCCGATGTGGAGGTGGCCACACTCACGCTCGGCAATCCGGCGTTCGGCGCGGCGGCCAGCGGCACGGCCACGGCCAATGCGATCACCGCCGACAGCAGCGCGACCGGCGGCACGATCGCCAAGGCCCGGCTCAAGAATGCGGTCGGGACCGACAAGATCATCTGCTCCGTCACGGCCACCGGCGGCGGCGGCGACATCACGCTGAACAGCGTGGTCGTGTCGGCGGGGCAGCAGGTGACGATGAGCAGCCTGACCTACAGTGCGCCGGCGTGAGGCGCGATGCCCCGAGTGGAAGTGTAAGTAAAGCGTGCCGGTTGAAATTCAAGCAGGAGAAATAAAATGGACCAACGATCAAATCGGATGGTGGTGGGGCTCATGGGGATCGTGCTGGCACTCGGCTGCGCCGGATGGGCTGAGGCCGCCACGGTCAATCTTGGCTGGAACGCGAATACGGAGAGCGACCTGGCCGGCTACCACCTCTATCGCGCTCAGGGGGCCTGTGCGAATCCCGGCGCGTTTGCGCGGGTGGGGACGTTCGGTCTGGTGACGGCTGGCAGCAATCTCGTGACGGCGGACGGCCAGTATTGCTACCGGCTGACCGCGTTCGATAACGCGCCGTCCCCGAATGAATCCCCGTTCAGCAATACGGCGGAGGCGACGGTCAACACGGTCCCTCCGGCGGCTCCAACGGGTCTAGCAGTGCCGAGTGTCACGCCATAGACCTGGAGGAGCCGTTGCCAAGCAAAGCGCCGCGCGACATGACGGCGGGACAGTGGAGACAGTTTGAATATACCTGGCTGAAGTGGCTGGACCGGAAGTGGGCGGCGTGTCGGTAGTGGGCGAATGCACGAGGTATGCCAGTAGATGATTACGCGG